ACAAGACCAATGCAGAGACTACTGAACAAGTTATGGTCTCTTGCCATGTCTCATGCTCAGGCATCTGCCGGATTAAAACTATTAGTTCCACTTGGAAGTGCAATCAATGGACTTGACCAACTTGAAAAAGATTGGGCGAATCCAAATGCAGTAATTGAAATTGATACTTCACAGGGAGAACCACATTATCCTGCTCCGACACCGTTGGCGTCTGAGTTCTATAGGTTGATTGAACAGGCAGAGTTTTACATAGATTTTGTGTTTGGTCTTCCTGAGATGATGCATGGATTTTCAGAGAAAGCTCCTGAAACTGTAAGGGGTACTGAAAGAATGTTAATGCTTGGGTCTGAACGTCCTAAGTCCAAGCTTCGTGATATTGAGTTCGGTGTGAACATCGTTGGCAGGGTCATGTATGCATTTTCAAAGGGACATTATACTTTTCAAAAGATTTTCAGGCTGATTCAGCCTAACAATAATATAAATGAAGTTTCGGTCAATTTATATACTGATATGACTGAGACTGTGATGGATATTGCGAAAGACAGGAACAATATTGGTCAACACGACATAAGAATAGAACCAGGGTCAACATTACCAACAAGTAAATGGGCTGAGTATGGAGTATACTTTGAAGCATACCAGGCTGGACTTGTGGATAGGACTGAAGTATTGAAAAAGAACCCAGAAATATTCGATAAAGAAAGTATTTTATCAAGAATGAGTGAGATTGCTCAGTTGCAACAGGCTAATGAACAGTTGCAACAACAAGTCAAAGCATTGCGGGGAGACCTGCAGACGGCACAAAGGGAGTCTGTTCAGGACAAGAAGCGGGTCGCGGTTGAGAAATTCAAACGTGACCTTGCTGGTGTCAGGGCAGACGCTAAAGCAGACAAAAAAGTGCAAACAAATAAGTTTGCCGACACAGTGAAGTTCGAGTTGGAGAAATTGAAGCCTATTGTAGAAAAAATGCAAGAAGGCGAAGGTTCTGCTCCTGAAGAACTCGAAACATTGTAGAAAGGAAAATAATGGAAGATTATATAGCTGAAGCAAATTCCGACGAAAGCGTAATAACTGACGCCGTAGCCGGGACTGATGGAGTCAATCCTTTTGCTGAGGATAATAGTGCATATACTGAGGATGGATACGAAGGTGTCCCTCAGGCTGTTTCGGAAAGTGAGACTTTACCTGTAGATTGGGAGAATGAAAGCAAAAAGTGGCAGTCATTATATGACAGGTCACAGTCAAATCTGACTAAGCTTGAAGATGCCCTTGGAACTGCGGTGGAGATGCAACAGAACAATCAGGTAGCAACTGTTAATCAGCAGAAAGAGGAAGTTCCTCATGTATCCGAGGAAGAATTTAATCCTTGGGATGCCTATTACAAGCCGGATTCACCGTCCTATCAAATGAGAGCTTCTCAGGAACAAAAGACGGTGTCCAGTGCTATTGAAGGCCACTTGAGTCAAATGAATGAATCAATTGCCTTGAATAACACTATAAATGAGTTAAAGAACGTTCATAAGATGCCCGATACAGAAGTCAAGGACTTTTTACAGTTTGTTACACAACCGAAAGAAAATGTCGGTTTGGACAATCTTGTAAAACTTTGGCAGGATGTCAACGGTAAAAAAGCATCTCAGGGCGTTTACGACTCACTTGAAGCGGTAAGAGCTTCTAAGAAAGCTCCACAAAGTCCTGGGGCCATACAAGGTCAAGACCCAAGAATGCGTCCGAAGAATGATACGGATTCAGCTTGGGAAGGAATTATTGGAGCTAATACTCATGGAAGATTACCGTAAATCTTAAACAATAAAGGAGTGTAAAATGGCAATTACTCAAGGTGGAGTAAAAACTACAGATGTTGTCCAATCTTCGTCTAACAGTCATGCGTCAGTACATGGGACTACCCCAGACGTAAGACGGTTATACAATTTTGGAGACAGAGTAGCAGACCTCTCACCAGAAGAATCGCCCTTTTTCGTATACTTAAGCAAAGTAAGCAAAGTACCTACTGATGATTCGGTTTTTCGTTTCTTGGAAGACCGCTCTAAAATCGACTGGACTAGCAGAGACTTTCTTGTTGCCAATACAACTGGTTATACAGGAACAGTAGCAGCTGGAAGTAGTTATGATTTAGAAGTTGATACTAGTGGTGGAGCGTCCGTTGATTGGTTAATCAAGGGAATGGTATTCGCAATAGAATCAGCTGAAGGTGCCCAAATACTCGTAAGAGTTGATAGTGCTCCACAAGACGCTGGTAGTTCAACTACATTTACTGGTAAATGTATTAGTCTTACTGCTAGTGGTATTGGTGGATATAATGCTATTGCTAATAATGACCGTTGTCAGGTCATTGGTACCGCTTATGCTGAAGGCACTGGTGCTCCTGATGTTTGGTCAAGTGAAATAGAAGACAATTTTGGTTACACGCAGATTTTTAAAACTGCAGCTGAAATGACAAATACAGCAATTGCTACAAAATATCGCGGATATGCGAATGAGTGGCAACGTATTTGGGCAATGAAGCTTCGTGAGCATAAAGTCGATATTGAACGCGCCATGCTTTTTTCACAAAAAGCACGTCAGGGAAGTGTACAACATACGGAAGGGCTCGCTGGTCATATTCTAAAGAATTCGACAGCGCAATTAACACATGGAACAGCACTTAGTTATTCATCTGGTAAAGCATATTTGCGTGTGGAAGAAAACGCTAATCTTACCTATGATTTATTACTCGGTGACTTAGAAGTGTTATTCGACCCAGCAAGGGGTGGAAGTGGGGACAGGCTTGTTCTCGCTAGTCTACCAATAATTACTTTCTTTAATAAACTCGGTGACGGTGCATTTATGGATGCTTCTATTGGATATGGTGGTGCCAGTAGGTACAACTTTGATTCTAAAGAAGGAGCATTTGGACATAAGATAATGACCATCGAGACCGTTCATGGAACTTTGCATCTTATAAAAGAACCTCTGTTCCGTGGCATTTCAAGTGGATTCATGATGTTTGCTGATATGAGCAAAGTTGCGTATCGTCCTCTTGTTGGAAATGGTGTTAATCGTGATACTTATATTACGACTAATGTTCAGTCTGACGATGAAGACCTTCGCAAAGACATGATTCTTACTGAAGCTGGTCTTGAAGTTACATTACCTGAGTCTCACATGATGTATGTCGTTCAGGACTTGTAAGGAGGATAATTATGAGAGCTGATGTATTAAACAAAAATAGTGGTGCTTATGATGGCAAAACTAGAGCTACAACAATATTCAAATGGAATTACATTAATTGTGGTAGTCCTATATGGAGTCATGCTCAATCATCTAATTCATCTGGGCCTGTAACAGCCGATGGTCATAGAGTCGCAATGTTATTTCCTGGTGATAGTGGTGAATTGTATCATGCAGAAATGTGTAGAATCGGTGCCAGTACTGGCCCCGTAGAGACACCTGTAATGGAAGGAACAGTCCCAGCTGTAGACACAGCAAGTACTGCTGCAGGTTTAAATCTGCAACTAGACCAGGATGTGGCTGCTGACTTAGGATGGGAAATAATACCTGGAGGAGCGCCTCTTGGTAACAATTCTAATAAATACGTAGTTGGTGTTCATTCTGGATATATTGACTTTACAGTATTTACTGCTGAGTGGACGACTTATGACGCTATTTCTATTGGTTTTAGAAAAGCTGAAAACTACAACACAGGACATGCTCCGATTGTAGCCGCAGGAACGGGAGACCCGTTGTATACTGACTTTGCTACATTTGGGTTGCAAGAGTCTGATAAGATACAAATAGCTACCGATTTGAATAATGGTGGTTCAGGTACTTATACAGATACTGGCGATACTCCAACTAATAGTCAAAATGTAAGATGTCGAGTTTCAATGGATACAGATGGTGCAGTAACATATACGTTAGTGCAAAATGCTGTAGCTGGTGCTGGAGCTTTAGCGGCTCCAAGTGCAACTAAGGCTTTTACTTTTGATAGTGGCGATACTGTAGTACCGTATGTATTTATTCATGGTGTAGACCATGCTGATACAGCGATGCTGTTGAAGGATATCGAAGTAGTTAGAGACCAAGCAGTTAAAGGTTATAGCGTAGCTTAATACTAATCCGTAAGGGTTAACAGTTTTGTAGAACTGTGGGGTAGGTCGTATAAAGGGTCTGCCCCAAATCTACTAAGAATTTTAAAATTGGAGAAATTATGGCTGTTTATGGAAATGTTAAAGTAAAAGTATTTATTCATGATGCTGTTCCTAATATAGAGACTGCGGCCGTTGGGTCAATGGCAAGAGATATAAAAGACCATATAGATACTTTAGATTCATCTGATAACAAAGTTTTATCTATCACACATACTCAATTACGTGGAGATAGAATACTTACTGTAGTTGTTGGTGGAGCTTAGTGTCTGAATGTCAACATTGTGACCATCCAAATGAGGGTGGTTGGTTCTTTTGTAGAAATTGTGGGAGCAGAGCTCATCCACCAAAGTTTACTACAAACTCTTGGATGCGTGGGGAGCTTTCAAGTAGAACTGATGTTGAATTAGGGTCTATGTCGTTAGAAGATAGTACAAATAAGATGGCGGGTAATACCATGAATCAACGATTAAAGGATTTAGGAGTCAGACCATTATGAGATGGGGAAAAGGATTAAGTACATTTA